GGCGGCCTCGCGGTGACCATCGGCAAGGTGTGGCTGCTCTTCAAGGCGTTCGACCTCGGCGCCTGGTTTGCTCGCATGGGCGTGCAGGCCGTGACGGCGATCAACAACATCATCAGCGGCACGCGCCAAATGACCGGCGTGACCGGCGATATGTTCCGTTACGGCGAGCAGCTGAAGACGAGCATCGACAGTCAGCGCAACGCGGCCCAGCAGTGGATTCAGCGCACGCAGCAGCGCGTCCAGGTGGCACAGCAGTCGGTTCAGGCGACCCGAGCCGAGATCCAGACGCTGCAGGATCTCCAGGTCACCTACCGGCAGAACATCCAGATCCTGACGCAGCAGCGCGCCCAGCAAATGGCGAACCTGCGCACTGCGCAGACGCTTGACGCCGCGAATGTGGCGATGGGTCGCGACACGGTGGCTTCGTCAGCCGCCGTCAAGGCAGAGCAGGACGCGCTCAATGTCTCGACGCGCTCCTTGATCGCGCAGAAGCGGCTCCTGGCCGAGACCGACGCGCAGCTTGTCGTCGCCGAAGAGCAGCTGGCGCTTGCCCTCACCGAGGAGCAGGTTGCGGCCACTCGCGCGACCGCCGCTGCCGAAGCGAACGCCGTGGCGACGGGCTTCATGGCAACCGCGGCGCGCGGCGCCGGCCTCGCAATCGCTGCGCTCGGCGAGTTCCTGAATGTGGCGCTGGGGCCGATCGGCCTCTTCATCATCGCATGTCAGCAGCTCTCGCAGTGGCTGAACGCCGACAGGGTGAGCGCCGACCAGGCTGCCGACGCCATGCACCGCTATGTCGGCATGATGGCGAATGTCGAGGCGATCAAGAAGGCCAAGTCACGGCTCGACGATGTGAACACTGCGCTCGGCGAGAACCCGAACGCGTCCTTCATGGACCGTTTTCTTCACCGCGATCTCCTCGACAAGGCGGGGATCAAGCGGAACGACGATCTCCGCGCCGAGCAGAAGCGGCTTCAGGACTATATCGCGGGCCAGGCCAGCAACGCCTACGCGAACCTCGGCCGCGAGCAAGCCCAGCAGCTCGAATACGAGCGGCAGAACTATCGCGACCGGATCAACGGCGCGAAGGACTTCCGTGACAAGTTCATCGCGGCACAGAACGATGTGCTCAACGGCGTGAAGGGCGCCGACCAGCGGCTGGCTGCGCTTCGTGACGGCCAGCTCGCGAAGGAGCGCACCTGGCTGGCGCAGCGTATCGCGGGGCAGAACAAGCTCCTGACCCAGCTGCAGAAGAACCCGGCCGCGAATGCGGAACGAATTGCCGCGACCCAGGCCCGCCTCGCCGGTCTGCAAGAGCAGATGGTGACGATGGGGCAGCAGGGTGCGAACTCTGCCAATCTCATCACCGAGGCGCTGTCCGGTAAGGGCAACTCGACCGACAAGGCTGCTGCCGCGGCTGCGAAGCGCATGGGCGGCCTCCAAGGCTCGATCGCCGGCCTCCAGGCGCAGGTGTCGGGCGACAAGAGCACGCACCTGATCCAGTTCATGGCTGCGCTGGCCGGCGGTGCCTACGCTGGCAAGAGCCCCGCCGAGATTGCGCTCGCTCGCCAGAAGGCCGCGCTTCAGGACGCCGTGATCGACGCCAAGGCCGCACGCCAAGAGCAGGAGCAATATGCGAACGCTGTCGGTCGCGTGTCCGGCCGGATCGCCGAGCTCAATGTGGAAATGACCGGCGCGCACGGCAACCTGGCGAAGTTCAACGCCGAGGTTGCGGCCGGCATGCACAGCAACTGGTCCACGGCCCAGCTGGAGAAGTATCGCGCGCTCCTCGCCTCGCTCGACGAGACTGAAGAGCGGGTCGATGTTGGAAAGGCGTTCAAGGATGCCGACAAGCAGATCTCGAAGGCTAAGGTTGATGCTGACGCTCTTTGGGTGAGCCTGGGTAAGGGAACCTTCGAGGCTGACCAGAAGGCTGCGGAGCTCCAGGGCCGGTTCGCCCACCTGCTCGATGGCCTCAAGGGTGATGACCTGCAGAAGATGCAGGACAAAATCAACGGCATCATCCGCGATGTGCAGCGCGCGGACGCCGCGAAGGTTGTGTTCGACTGGTCTCAAGAGAGCCAGAAGATCATGAACGGCCTGAAGGAAGAGAACGAAGCTCGTCAGGCCAACTACGAGCTCGAAGTCGCGCGCCAGCGGAGTCTCATCAACTGGGATGCACTCGGCGTCGAAGAGCGCAAGCAGGCCGAGATCAACTTCGGGAACTGGAAGCGCGCCTTCCAGGCACAGGTCGACCGCGAGAACGAGTCCGCGATCCTGAAGCAGGCTCGCGACTGGTATAAGCTCGGCACCAACATCCAGGGCGCCCTCGCCGGCGCGCTGTCGAGCTTCACGGATCAGCTCGCGGACGGAAGCTTCAAGTTCGGGAAGTTCGCCGCGGACATCATCAAGAACCTGTTCAAGATCATCCTGCAGGCGACGATCGCCTACGGGATCCTGTCGGCGCTCGGCATGACCAACGGTGTCAGCTTCGGTTCCTACCTGCGCGGCGGCGTCAGCCAGGGCTTCGCGCTCCAGGCGCCGACCCATCACACCGGCGGGGTGATCGGCCAGGGCAACAGTTTCAAGAATGTGCCGGCCGCGATGTTCGCGAACGCCTTCAAGTATCACGGCGGCGGCATGATCTCGAAGCTCGGCCCGAAGGAAGTCCCGATGATCGGTCTCGAAGGCGAGCGCGTGCTCACCGAAGACCAGCAGAAGGCGCTCGGCACGCAGCCGAAGGTGACGGTCAATGTCATCAACAACGGCGGGCAGGATCTCGACGCGGATGTCAGCACCGAGTTCAACGGCAAGGAAATGATCGTGTCGGTGGTGCTCGATGCCCTGCAGAAGCAGGGTGCGCTGCGCAACGCGGTTGGGTCTATTGCAAAGTCGTGAGTGCATGGTGTATGACACGCATGCATGATATACTCGAATAATGGCTGCAGCTGACTTCCCTCAAAAGGGCACAGGACCAGACGACCTGTCCCAGGGCGAATCCCCGTCGCTTTGGGACATCGATCGGATCGAGAAGGTTCTGAAGGCCGACACGGACGGCGGATATGAGTTCCGCCGCGACCGGACGACGCGCGCCGAACGCAAGGTCATTACGACCGGCTTCATCGGCCTGCCGCACGCCGACTACGAAAAGCTCGACGCCTTCTACGAGTCCAAGGGCAAGTCGACCGCCTTCACCTATTACGATTATGTCCACGATGTCGTGCGCCAGGTGCGGTTCGACACCTACAAGCCGACGCCGAACATCATCGGCCAAACCAAGCTGTGGAACATCAAGATCCAGATGAGTGAGATCTAATGGCTCGCGCCCTCTCCGTCGAAAGCGTCATCGATAAGAACAAGATCGCCTCTGCCGCGGTGTGGCTGGCGTGCCTTGAGATCCAGATCGTCAACCCGAACACGCGTGCGGTCGAGGAGACCGTCTATGTCGTGCGGAACGACGAGAACATCGTCTTCAACGGCCAGGTCTACCAGGCTGCCAACTTCGACTTCCAGATCGAGCAGAAGCAGAACGAAGCTCCCAGCGTCTCGCTGACCGCGCAGGACCAGAACCAGTTCATCGCCAGCAAGCTCGAAGCGATGGCCGGCGGGATGTTCAGCGCTGTCATCCTGCGCGTCGTCAACTCCGAACGCCTCGACCAACCGCCGGAGATCGAGGAGACGATGAGCGTCGTCGGAAGCTCGGTGAAGAACTACATCGTGAGCATGACGCTGGGCTCCGAGAACCCGCTCGGCATTCAGTTCCCCAAGCATCGCCAGTTCCGCGATCGCTGCGCATGGCGTTTCAAGGGCTACGGCTGCCAATACACCGGACCAGTGACCACCTGCGACTACACCAGGGACGGCGCCAACGGCTGCAAGCAGAAGAACAACACGGTCAATTTCCGCGGGCTTCCTGGGCTCGTGAAAATGAATATCTAGCTTGCATGTAGGGTGACACACATGCGATAATGCCTGTGATGCTCACCTACCCAGTTCCGTCCTTCGCCGATCTTCTCGGAATGCCGTTCGATCGCGGCGCCCGCGGTCCCGACAAATGGGACTGCTACGGCTATGTTCGCGAGCTCTTCCGCCGGACTGGGGTGGAGCTCCCCGACTTTCAATCTCCCGACACGCTGATGGAGATCGAGGAGCTCGTCGAGCGAGTTCCGAATGCTCCCCGCTGGCGGCCGGTCCCCATC